TTTCCATTTACATATAGACGAGAACCATTAAATTGCAAGTTTGGTTCGCCTACCAAGCTATCTGAATTGGCTCCAACAGTAACCATATAATCTGTTGTGCCATTTGCTACAATTCTCGTGACATTGGTAATGTTTGTGCCATCACCAAAGAATTTACCTTCAACAAGGTTTTTACCATCAGAATCGGGTGGCTGAACGATTACTGTTTCGTTCGCTACTACTGTCCCAGATAAGAGGTTATATGCCATTTAAACCTCCTAGAATACGAACCAATTAGCACCGTTTGAATATAAAGATATCGCCGGCATCGTACCTGATATCTCATAAAAGCCGTTATTATCAATATTATTGGGAGCAGAAGCGGATAATGTTATCGCACCTGTTCTTGTGGTTGTCTCATCTTTAATTACGAGAATGGCTCCTGAGCCATGGACAGATGCAGAGTGTAGTCTAAACTCTATATCACCACTGCCGCCAATACCGATAATATAATCTCCAGTTGAAGAAGTAAGTCCAGAAGCGCTTATGCTTCTATAGCTATGCCTCATACCAAGTGTAACGGATTGACTTAAAGAAGGCAAGACTTGAAAGGTTGTTTCAACAGAACCAGATTGACCCACATATAAACTACCAGTTATTCGGTGAGTATCATCGTTGCTGTTACCAAAGATTGTAGAACCAGAAATAATGTTTGTCTGGTCTACAACGAATGAGCTAGCAGTAATTGTTCCTTGGACGACCAGCGTTCCGCTTACAAGAAGTGTGTTTGGAGAATATGAACCAAAAGAAGATGTGTAATAAACCAACTTAGCGGAACCGCTAGTTGCGTTACTGCCAGTTAAAAATTGTATAGATCCGGTTGGTCCCGCGGCTTGTCCGCCACCACCACCGGAATCAGCACAATCTACATATGCCCATCCAAACTGAGCCATCTATCAACCCACCCCAGATGAGCCTGACCAGCTTGTGCCATCGGCAGTTGTGGTGCGAGAAGTAGGGATGGAGGTCAAGCCAGCTACCACATCAAAATCGGCAGAGCCAGTAAACCACATTTCTGAAACTTTTAATTCTAATCTAGGAGAATAGTAGCCTTCATTGGTACCGTGAGTTCTGTGTAATTTAAAGTGGTTATCTCCACTGAGACCTGCTTCAGAAAAAGAACAAGTTAGTTCGTTGGTATCGTGATTAATTACATGAACCCATCTTGTTACATATGGAAAGCGAACAACAACTGCGTCTCCACTTGTAGCACTAATAGACCCACTAGCAAATGGTTGTCCCGAGACCTGATATGCAGGCACATGGTTAAGTCCTACATTCGCTTGGTAGGACTTGATAAAGTTAGACATAAGAAACCTCCGTTTTTACATAGTCAGTATAAATAGTCTTAACTATTTCTTTCGCGTGCAGCATCTTTTGCCTTTTGTTTGGCAACATCACGTTTGTGTCTACGAATAGCTGCTTGCTTTGCATGTCGCTTGACATCAGAAGGCTTCTTGAAGTATCTTCTTTCTCTTACCTGTTCGATGATCTTTTCTTTCTTACATTTCTTAATGAACTTGCGGATCATCTTTTCGTGGTTGCCTCTGCATTCTCTTGCATTTACAACAACATTTGCACCCTTTTTGATAGCCATTATTATTCCTATTTAATCGCTTGCCAAACTTTGCTTGCCTGTCCCATGAGGGAAGAGATGTCTACTCCTGCATCTGAGGGATCGTCGCCAAGAGGGTCTGGTCTATGTGATGCTCCGGGTGTTCCTGCTTGTTTCATAGGCTCTGTGCCCTCAAACAAGTCAACTCCGTTGTATGCATCTCCACCAATAGCGTCTAGCAACTTTCTACGATGCTCTTGTATTTTCTTTTTTGCCTCTCGGGACTTGCGTTGCATTTGCAAGTCTTCATTAAATAGCTTATCGTTCTTTTTCTTTGGTGTGTTCTCGACAATTGGTTGCTTGGATAAGCCAGCAGTTACTTGAGATACTACCTCTGTGAGAAGTCCTTCTTCGATAAGGACTTCTTGGATGCACTCTTTTACGACTGGCTTGATTAGTTTCTTTAATTGTGCTTTGTTCATGATTCCTTCTTGCTAATTCCTGCAATAACTTGCATCCTATATAAAGATTCTTCTAGTTTTTTTGGTGGTGGTGGAGGTTTTGTAGTATCTATTTGTGGCATTTCTGGAGGGGGATTAAGACCAAACGAATTAACAAATGCTGTTATTATTTTTCTTGCAGCACCAGCCTTTATGGCACCATAAGGATCTAATACTGCTGCACCACCCAGAACCATTTTATATGTTTTGGGATAGTTTTTTTTCATTTTTTCAAAACCATCATATATAAAATTAATCGCTTTAATAGATTTTTCTAACTTTTTTGATTTAACAGTTTTATTTACTGTTGTTAATATTTTTACCAAATTATCTAAATTTGTCAATACAACAGAAAGCCCCGGAGCGCCGACTTCATCTAATTTTTCTTCTTCTTTCTTATCATTCATCTTTTAAAGCCTCGTTAAGTAATCTGTTAATTCGATCAGCTTTTGTAAAGACTGTGTTTTTGTATCCTTTTGCCTCTTTCATCATGAAGGCATTAGGAGTAGACGGCTCTGACACAAAGTCAAAACAGATAAGCTGAAAATCTTCTTGGACAACAACATTACCGGCTGCTTCGGACACGGAGCCCATGCCACGAGATGAGATGCCAAGTTTTACACCGGACTCCACAAGAGACTTAAGAACTTGCCCAGACGGTGTGTTAAGGACTTTAACCTTACCCATGACAGCTTTATCTTCCATCCAGATGTCTGTGACCATATGTGAAGCGTTCTTCAAGTTTATAACTGAATCATCGGGGTGGTCTAGCTCTCCGAGCGCTCTGTTTTCTTTTACAAGCTTCTTATAGTTCTGGACCTCTCGGGTTAAAACTTTATATGGATAAATACGACCATTGCCATTCTGAACGTCTGCTTCTTGCAGTTTACCAGAAAGCATCATGCCGCCGTTAGAAACAAAACGTTTCTCATCTTCGGTAAGAAGGTCTTGGCAAACACCACCTTCACATAGTTCGTAGTATTCTCGTAGTAGTTTCATTTTAGTATTCCAGTATCCTTCTTGCTGCTTGCATAGTGGGCTCAATGTAGTCTACTTTTGAACTCGTCTTACGAGTGTTAGTATCGTATACCTTTGTTACAACTTTAATTTTCATAGAACCATCATCTTGATGAACAAGTTCTGCGTGGGTGTCACCATGATCTTTTATAAAGCTAACAATTCTTTCTGCTTTGATTTCAGAAGCTCTATCTATTTCTTCTTTAATGATTTGTTTTAGTCTGGTTTTTGTAATTTTCATTTGTATTCCTTTATGCGGGCGCTACCCGCGTGAGTTAAGAACCTTTACAGCATCGGCGGACTGGTTGTAGTCCCCATTTAGATAGTAAAAAGTTGTTCATCATTCTTCTCCAAAAAAGTTATCTTTTGTGTAATTATGCTTTATCATAATTCCTTCATCTGAGAACACCATATTGAGAACATAAGATGTTGCAGACGAGAGGCAGCCAAATAGAAAAGCATTTATCAAAGTTGGGTCAAACATAAATAGTTCTGTCCAAGGAGAAAGTAGGACCAAAAACCAGCCAACGTGAAAACCCATGCACATAGGACAATGAAAAACCTTGCCGTATCCTCTATAAGATTCTTTGTCTGGTCTAAGTCTTTTTAAGATTGGCATATCGCTGTATACCAAAATCTGCGTGAGCCCGTAGGCTATAAGTATGAATAGTAAGAGTTCCATTTACTTTTTCTCTTTTTGTTTAATTACGTTGTTATCCGTTGTTCCGGCAAGATTTTGTTTTGGCAGCCAAGCTTGTACGACTTCGTCAAAATCAGGGATTAGCTGATCTGGATTTTTCTCAACCTCTTGCTGTACTCTAGCAATCATTTGGGCAACAAACTTATCTTCTAATTTATCATCTATAAGCTCTTGAAAACCATCATCCAAATTAAACAAATCAAGGATTGGATTTCCGCTTGTTTTTTCATCTGGTGCTCTTGCATAAGCCGACACCATTGAGCCTATTAATTTTGCGGCTGTTATTCCCGGCTTTACAAAAGATGTGCCAATATCAAGAAAACTTAGAGCAAGTTTGATAGTATTTTCGGCAATTTCACTTCCACCCTCAATACTTCCATCGAGTAAAGCATTTTTTATCTTATCAGCAAATTCTTTGTTTTCCTTTGCTTTTACAGCAATCCTTAGAGCATCTTCTAAGATTGCCCAAGTTACAAAAGTATTTTTTTTCTTTTCTTCTGATACAACAAACCTATCCCAACGTTCCATTATAACTTTCATTTCATCTGCCATAACGGACTCCTAGATTGTGTACATGTAAGAGAAGGTGTAGGGGTCTCGAATGTAACCCTTGCGGATAGAGCCTTGTTCATCGCGATGAGGAACCTCGCCAAGCTCAGTTGAATCCTGTTTATCGGGATTAGTGTATTCATCTTCAAATCCGCCAACTGCTGCTTCAACATTTTCGTAGTAAGGCTTCTCTTCTTTAATAAACTTCTCAATACTTACAAGCGCAAACTTGGCTGCATTTAGTTTACCATCTGCAGATTCTTGTAGGTTTGCTTCCATTGCGCCATAATAAGAACCGCCCTGAATAGACTCAGGAATGACGATGCCCTTTCTAGCAAGATGATTGAATAGGCGATTTTGTGCGCCATAGGTAAAGTCAGTCATTGTTTGCTTAGGGAACGCAGTAATTTTCTTGTCCTTTCCAGACAGAACGATGTCGATGTCGCCGTGGTCAAAGATCATAAGATCACCACTAAGAGACTTACGAATATTTAATTCGAGGGTTATGGTAGGAGGAGGGGTCTTGGGCTTGATTGTAACCTTGACCGGTTCTGGTACTGGGACAATTCTAACTGTTACTGCCATCGTCGTAGATTTCCTTTACGAGTTCTTGAGTCTTCAAGATTGTGAAGAGAGTTGCTTCTGTCAAGTTAGTTTCGTTTGATAAAGCTGCAAGGCGCTCCTTGACTAACTCTGTTTTTCTAATCATTTCTTGATCAGCAGCAACCTCTTCAACTTCTTTTGCTTTCTCAAGGGATTCCTTCAATCTTGTGAGTTCGCGATTGAGGTAGATCTTTGTTTCCAAATCATCGGTAGAGAATGATGAGATGTAGTGGTTTAATAATTCTTTTTGCTCTCGAAGTAAAGAGTCGCCATACTTGTTGTTAAACTTCTTGGTAAATGTAGTAAATGTAATCGCATCAATAGGCTGCATTGTCTGCTCTTCAATAATACCAGTCATGCCTTCTACAATCTTTGACTCCAACATTACAGCCTGCTTGGGTGAGCTTGTATTAAACATCTTTGCAATAGTAGCCAATGACTTATAGTTTGGCACAAAGTTGTTGAATGTGGCAGGACTGAGTTCCTTGTTGATGTCATTGATGATTTCTGTTTGCTGCTTGAATAGTCCATCGGGGTCGATAAGGCGCTTAGCAGCCATCACAGCCTCTACAATTTTTTTACTAGTGGTTTCATCTAGGTTCTGATTTTCGTAGAGTGAGCGGTAGCATTCTAGGTCTTTCTTGAGTAATGAATCGCCTGTAAAGTGCTTACGAACAATTGACACTACTTTTGCTTTGCGATCGTTGTCGCCCTTGATAATAGCAACAGTTGCTTCGCGAGCAAGTGCTTCAAAAACAAAAGCAGTGTTTCTCTTTTTGTTGTGTTTATTCTTCATCAATCTTCTCCGTTACCTTATTATCTAGTGACTCAAGCAAGAACTTGACAGAGTTATCAACCTCAAGAAGAGCTTGTTCTTCTTCCTGTTCTCTTAGATAAATAGGGTCTTGTTCTTCATAAATGCCTCTTGATAGTGTTCTTAACTCTGAGGCACCAAGATTATTTGTTCTGTAAGTGTTCATCTCGGGCGTTGGAATGCTTGAGTAGTTACGTGTTCTTGCACCGGATGGGCGCTTATCTACGGCTACCTTTTGGTATGCTTTGCCCTTGGAGCCCTTAGTGACATACTTTTTACCTGATCTCGCACGCTTCCCAAGAGACTTGGCAAGTCGAGGTGAGTCACGCGAGCCGGGAGGCGCTGCCAGTAGGGCTGACTCTTCGCCGCCCTCATCTCCACCAGCGTCATCGCCGCCCCCAAGGTCAAGGTCACCACCACCTTCATCACCACCGAGGTCTAAGCCGCCTCCTTCGTCGCCGCCTCCGAGATCAAGCCCACCTCCACCACCGGCTTCTCCACCGCCTGCTGCGGCAGCTTCAGCAACACTCTCAAGGGCTGTGTCATGCTTGCGGTCGTAGAATTGTTCGCGCTGACAACGTAGAAATTCTTCGTGAGACATTCCAAAGATGTTATCTGCAACCCAACGGCGAGAGAAGTAACCTTCGGTAGCGGAAGCAGCAATATCAAACTTGCTCTTCCAGTGTTCAAGTTCTTGTAATTCAGCAATCTTACTTGGATTGTTGAGAGATAGCTTGAAGTTAAGAAGATCTTCGCCTCTGTATCCAAGAGTGTAAAGGTGAATAATTCCAACCTTCTCTAGTTCGTGAAGAATAGAGCGCTGGAGTCTCTGAATGGTACGAGCAAAGCGAATGTCTTTCGTTGCAAGAGTGGTCTTGTCTTCTGTTGCGCCCTCACCCATTGTGAGATATGCCTGTGGAATCTTGATAGCAGAGAACAGCTTGTCGCGAAGATATTTAACGTCATCAATCGCAGTCGTATTCTGACCACCACCGAGGTTCTGAATGTCTGTAACAGAACCAGCGCGGACAGGAATGTAGTAGTCTTCTTCGATTGACAGTGGGTTGTATCGAAGATCAATACGACCAGTATCTTTGTCAACAATTGTATGGCGCTTTAGCTGTGACACAATCTTTTGCATAAATTGTTCAACTTCCTGCGGAGGGACAGCACCAACATCAATCTTGAAAACCTTACGTTCAGAAGAACGAACAATACGATAAGCCATCATTGCATCTTCCATAAGAGTAAGCTGACGCCAGATGCGGCGGGCAGGTTCAAGAACAGATGTTCCGTATGGTGAATACTTATCGTTCCCAAGAATGCGGAAGTGTGCGACCTGCCAGTTCTCAAAAGTCATACCACCAGAGTTCCACTGGTATTGTATGTAATCTGGGTTTGTTGCATCCATGCCCTCTAGCCTTTCTATTTCTTGTAGTGGCAAGGCAATTGTAGATTTGATTCCAACATTGTCGTCAATGTCGAGATAAAGAATGAAGTCGCCATACTTACACATTGTTCGGCACCACCCAAACAAGTTGTGTTCAATGTTCATGATGTTGTGATAAAGTATGTTTAGAACAGCTTTAATCTCGTCATTACGACATTTGATGTTTAACATTGGAGATAGAGCAGAGAATGTGGTCATCTCGTCTGCGTAGATGTCGAGAGCAGAAGCCAACTCTGGCATGTATTCCATCTGGTCAAAGTCGATGTAACGCTCTGACCTGCGCTGGTTTGCAATAGCATTTGCAGCAATTGTGTCTAACGGGTTGTAAGATTGCTTCTTGAACTGCTGTCCTGATGCTGATTTAAATCTTGTAGAATACTTATCAAGATGCTGTCTACGAATCTTACGACCGGATTCGGAGCGGTAATTGATGATAGGTCCAGAAAACAGGCGAGTCAAAGACTTAAAAAGCTGTGAATCTCTATTTGCTGGGTTACTACCTTGTTTGGGATTTTGTGGTGCCATTTATTTTCTCACTTAATAATCCACATATATTGTGAATATAAATTTTTTGCTTCATTCATTTTACTAGTAGTATCATTACCTGTGTAGCCAATTTGTCCTCTTATCTGTGTATTTAGGGTAGTTCTGGAAGTCATAATCGAATCTACGAATGCTTTTTGATAGTTTAGGTCTCGGGCGTTTGTCTGGAGGGCAGTATCTCTAACCCAACAACAAATCGCAAGAGCCATCACTAAGTCATCGTTGTAGCCCCTCATGGCTTGTGGCTTCCCGTTATACCAAATAAAAGTGCGGAACTCGTTTGCTAAACGTGAAGAATACGTCTTAACTAGTTTGTTTCTCACAAACTCTTCCAACTTGGCTACAATGAGGGGTCTGGTCTTGCTTGTAGTGGAAAAACCAGCGATAGCACCAGACTTATGCTCGCCAAGGTGTTGGTCAATGTATTCGTGTGTAGATTTGATAGAGTAATAAAGATTAGGATAGCCATACTCTACTAACTTATCTATAACTGTATAGCCAATAGAATTATTTTCTACAACCATCATGGCGTTACCAAACTCTCTACCTACTTGATTAAGCATGTTCGCATAAAGGTCAGGCGTTGGCTTGCCCATGTATTCGCCAATGATCTCCATTGTTTCAAGCTTTAGAATATGAAACGTAGAACTGTCAGCACCATCGCCTCTAGCAACGTCTGCAGCCATAAGATAATTGCAAGTTGGGTCGTATTCTTCCCAAATCCAAAAGTTTCTGTCAAATCCGGTTTTGTGCTTTGGCTCTCTAATGTTAGCCATAATCCATTCCATGTTGTCTGGATCAATAACAGTTTCGCCAGAAGTATTGAAGTTACACTCCAACTCCTGCGCAATCTGTCTTCTGGACATGTTTTTGGTTTCTTTCTTAAACCATTCTTCATCTCTGTCAGGGTGAACGTCCCACATAAGCGTTGTGAGATGGAAATTATTTTCACTACTCTCGGCACCTGTGCAAGTTTTGTGGAACCAGTTACCAACACCGTTTGGTGTTGAGATCGCAATGCAGCGACCACCCGTTGATAGTGTTGGGTATAGACCAGTCCACAACTCTTCTAACCCTTCGATGTGTGCAGCCTCGTCAAGAACAAGAAGTGATAGTGCTTCAGAACGACCAGCATCACCAGAGGTAGAAGCAGCCTTGATAGAAGAACCGTTTGATAACTCGAAAGACGTGCGGTTGTCAGTTGTAATGTTCGCAATCCTGATCCAGTCAGGAAGGTTCTTCATAATGTTCTTGACTTTGCGAACCAAGTTGCCTGCTGTCTCAAACTTGGTTGCCATAACAAGGATAGCCTTGTCACGGTGAAACAGCATCATCCAAACAATGTAGCCAGCGGTAATCGTTGAGATACCTAGCTGGCGACCCTTGTTGATGATGTTGAAACGATAGTCGTTAAAATCTTCTAGCAGCTTATCCTGATAATCATATGTCTTAAACAACATAAGCCCGTGCATCGGGTGAGAAATGCGGGCATAGTTTTTCAGGAAGTAAGAAGGATCTTTACCGCACTTAACAACTTCTTTGAGTATTTGTTGTTTCGTTAATCTTGGCATTCATCTTTCTTTATTCTTTCTTACCAGAATTTTTGGGTCTCTTGTCGTTTGGGGGACGCTTGCCAAGACCGCCCTGCTTCATGAATGCTTCCCAACCAGCAGCAAGTTTATCCTCTGTGGCTTCGCCAACAACTGCAACCTCTTCCATGCCACCAATCTTGTATTCCATAACAGCGGTGACCCAAGATCGGACGCGGGATGAGTTCTCTACACGAATGTCAATCTCGCCTTGCTTAGTTAGCGAGGGAGTGGAGCCTGTAATCTTGCGTGCTTCTTTCTTGAGAAACTTAACAATCTCGTTCATTTGTGATTCGACATCAGACTCAAAGCCGTTAGCGTATACTTCTTTAAGTTGCACTTCTGACATATATGAAAGTCTCATAATGTTACCGTGAAACTTCACATTGAAGCCGTCCATAACACGCTTATCAATAAGAGGATTACCTTCCTCTCTCTTTAGTCCTGCCTTGACAGGCTCGCCATCTTCGGTCATAGCGCCATCGTAGGCGTTTGCTGCGGCTTGTGATAAGCCTTGAACGATTTCGTAAACTGTTGCCATTGTATAGTGTTCCTTTAAAATAAATAGTTTATTGTTTTTTTACCATTCTTTGTTGAATTAATTTCATAGCTCTTTCAAGAAAAGTTCTATGCTGTAACAAATCAATACCTTCGGTTGCAGCGAGGTCAGAAATAAACTTTTCCAACTGATCTACAATTTTCTGCTCTTGTGGAGTGAACTCGCCACTTGTATCTTTGATTCTTTCTCTTGAGGTTTTGATTCTCTGCGAAGAAGACATAGAGCCTGTCTTTAGCTTTGTAGCATTTTTATCGCCAATATCAGCTTGCTCTTCTTTTGCTTCTTTGAGAACTTCTCTGATTAGTTCTCTTAATTCATTAGCCTTCATTTGGTCTCCACCCTTCTTTCCATCTACCTTCTCTTCCCTCAACCCACTTGATATAGCACTTGTAACAGCAGTCATACTTTACTAACGATACATCATCGCGGGTAGAATGTGAGAAGGCACCACAAACAGGGCACCCTGTCTTGGATTCTCTATTAAGTAGTTTTCTTGAAACCTTTATCCCATTTACTTCTACTTTATCGTTGCCAGCGTCGTTTTTCTTTTGTTTCTTATAGAGATCTCGCATCTGTTCTAGATAAACTTTCTCTTTGTTCTCGTCCCATTCTGCTTTAGGATTCTGGATTGCTTCTTCGCCATACTTGTCTGCGATGGCTTGTTCTACTCTAACAATGTAATCTGGATCTTTACTCATTGACCCCACCAAACTTGTTCGCCTCTGCGATAGAATTTAGTTTGTTCAAATTTTGCTTCGTCTATGAAGTGGTCGTCTCTAAACCTACAATAGTTATTTGGCTGTAGGGCAAACTGACCATCATCAAGCGAAACAAGGTTCAGTGGCTTATGTTCTTGCGGGTAGCGGTCGAAGCCATTGGTCCAATCAATTATTATCCCCGTGTGTCGCCCTTTCCATCCATAGCGAAATAGCTCAACCTCAATTCCTTCTAGATACTTTGCGTTCCACGCCTCTATGTTTGGACCCATAGCAGACCAAGGAATCAAATCGTTGTGTGGTTTTTCTTTCCAAGTGTTTGGTCCGTGAAAGTTTGACATCGCATGGAGCGGTAGTCCAGACCAGTGAGCACCACTTTCCAACAAGACGTGTGCCATAGGAATCTGTCCCTCTCTAGAGTGTATGCCGTGCCATAGAGCGTAAGTATAGCCTTCGGGCATCTTGGGTCCAAGATACTTGTTGTTTACCCACACGTAGATGTGATAAGGTAAGTTTGCGTGCTTCATTGTGTCGCCTGTTCGATACCGTAGTAACTCGCACCACCTAAGACAATACCACCTGCAAACCATAGCCACTTACGATGTGGTGCGCCCTTCTTGATGATTGCTTGCTGCTTATTGATAACAAGATCTTTTTGCGCTATGATTTCTTTATATTGTTGTTCAAGTGTTACGATTCTTGCCTCAAGTATATTCTTGTCAAGTTTGCATTGTGTGTTTGCTTTATCAAGTTGGTATTCTATCTCAAGGTCGCATTTCATTTTGATTTCTTCGTGCTGTGCCAATACCTCTGCTACGGCTGGCACACTAAGCAAAACGCCCTCGAAGGGGGCGGGTTGATCTTCCGAGACAACTGTGAAGTCTTCAGCGCTTGCGGTCGAGAGCAGAGCAAGCAATATTAGGCTATTCAACATATCTTAATCCATAGGTTTCTTCAAGGCGTTGTATAATCAGAGCCTTGTCTTGTTTGAACTCTTTTATTATAACTTCTTTTTCTGCTCTCGTTAAGTCCTTTATCTCGTCTTGTCTCGCCTCGTATTCTAATTCTAGTTGTTCCATTTCAATGCGGTATTGCTCAAGGGCTTCATCGCGTAAGCGCAACTCTTCGGTGTGGAGAGACTCTAAGGTGCTTATCTGGTCTTTTAATGACTGCTCGGCAATCTCGTGTGCTTTTATAATGTTGCGAACATCATACTGCGACTTACTAAATACGACAAGAAGGAGAAGGACAAGTCCAATCTCCTTCCAGTGTTTTAAGCAGAATGCTAGAATCTTTTGTTTAATGTTACTTTCCCTCTATGTAAGCATCGAGAGCATTCTTAAGATTCATCATTGCAGATTCAAAGTTTTGAGATTGTCCGGCTGGATCTTCTTTGTAAGCACCAATAATTCGGCTCAACTCACCAGCATCGGCTATCTGCTCACCACCAGCAGCAGGTCTCATCCAATCGACACCGTGAGCTTTAATCAATCCTACAAGTTGCTCAGAGTCACGAAAAAATTCATTACTTCTTGGATCGTTGAAAGGATCAACATTTACAAGGCGATTTGCTAAATTGCGCATCTCTTTAGCGCTCTTCAGTTTACCTGTGAAGTCGCGTGTGGTTTGTCTAATCGTGTCCATAATCCCTTCTTCAACTTGTTCTTCTTCGTTGACAAATTTGTTCCAGTTTTCCATTATCAGTTTCATTTTATTCTAGTCCCTTGAGTTTTACAATAGCGTCAATTACGGATTGACCACCGAGATAAAGACCTGAGATAACAACCCAGTCTGCTGATTCTAGTCCGCCCCAAGCCATAAGACCTGTAGCAGTAAGCCACACAAGTAGTTTGCGGGAAGTTAGTTTTTGTATGCCTCTGTCGAGTAGTGCTTGCTTTTGTTCTTTACTCATCATTTGGCACCCATACTCTTTAGTTGTTCGTAGATAAGACCAATGAGAACTGGTAGAGACATAACACCAACTAAGGGTGCTATTTGCTCCAACGCCTGACGTATTAATTCTTGATTGCCGGGATCTGTGATACCTTCGATGCCTTCTTGCATTGCACCGTGTGGAGGACCGCCACCTCTCATTTTAATCATCAATTTACCATACGCCTCGTTTGCCATATCTTGAGGCTTCTGTCCGGGGCGTTCCATCATAATTTCTTTGATTATGTCTAACAGATCCTCTTCAATATCCTTTTCGAGATCTGTCATAACCATATTGAAGATCTCGTCTGCGTCTCGGTATTCTTGAGGGTCTGGGACACTAAAATCTCTAAGGTCCTCGTCAGACATCTTAAACATTTCTGCTTCTTTCATAATCTCTTCTTTGATTAGAGCAAGTAGCTCTGACTTCTTGATTTTCATTTTTTATCCTTTGCGATCTTTGTCGCCGTTGCATACATTACACTTTCGGCGTCATCGCCATAACGTTTCTTGAAATCCTTCTTGGACTTCTTCATACCTTTAACTACTCTTTCCTTTTCCTTTTTTTCGCCCTTAGACAATTTTCTTTCGTTTAGCGAGCCAGCATACTGCTCTGGTGATTGCCCGCTCATCCAAGCATCATAGGGATTAGGAGAGTTGTCATCAATTTCGACACCTTTCTGAAAAACAACTGCGATCCATTTTTCAAATGACATTTCTTGCCCTGCCACATCTTGGGCAGCATTCATTTTTTGTTGATCTCTGAACTGTTCTGATTCACTAACAGGTTCAGGTGTGGGACGGACTTTTGGTCTATAAGCGCGACCAAGTTGTCTTTGTGCTGCGCCGATAGAGATACCAGACTCGCCCGTAAATGCCGCAGATAAAAAGTCAATACTAACATCAAGACTGTCAATAGAATCTGACAATTTGCCAATTGCATCTAATAGCTCTGGATCAGACTGAACTTCTTCTAAGATAATCTGCTTTAGTTTTGACTTGGTGATTTTCATTTAATCTATTTTCCTTTCTCGATACCATTCATACTTAGTATCGCAATCAGTCCGGGGACATTCTTTCGCACATAAACACCAGAGAAAAGTGTCTCGCAGCGACCACCGACATAAGCAATCGCAGACTCAAGGTGCTTGGACACGCGAGGGTCGGCAACCATTTCTTCGCTTGCTACGAGTATAAGCGAGCCTGCTGCCGCCTTACCCTTGGGTGGTGGACAAGCAGAACGATTCATGCAGTTGTGCATAATAGTTGTGCCGAGCTTGCCGGTGTTGGGGTCTTTGATCATCGTAGAGCCAATAAAGGCACGACCGTCCTTGCCAAAGCAAGTCTCCAAGTCCTTGGAGTCAAAAGATTGTATGGGAGAGTCTTCGGTAGACAACTTGAGTATCTGTGCGAAGATCTTTGAAAACTGGGTATTCGCTACTGGATACATACCAAGCATACCGATACGACCGCGTAGGAGGCGTGTGGAGCGCTCGTTATCCAGAACGATATGTGGGTAAGGAGTTACATCGTTGAGTAGCGACAGGGCGTTCTTGGCGATGGTTGGGTTTAGGTTCTCTTGTGCTGTTGGCCAAGAGACAATGTAGACAACCTTGCCGCTTGCCTGAACAGATTGTAGGTATCGCTCAAACACGGGTTGTAGGGCAACTACGGATGAACCAGTGCCTCCACCGCCGCCTGCCATAACGAACAGCCAATCAACCTTGCCGAGTTTGATGCGAAGTGCGTCCTCGACTACAGCGCCGTTCTGTGTTAGAACTTCCTTGCCGTAGGAGATGTTCTTACCGATGCCGTCAGAGTCAGGAATAAGAACGACGTGCTCTTCTTCTACATTCTTGGGAATGTCTTTGCCTGTGCTATTGACCAACAGGGTCTTGTTGAAACCCAACTCAATCATAGCGTTTGCCATCTTGTTGCCGCCACCACCAACACCGACAAAGCCCACATTTAGGGATGATGGGGCTGTGTTCTCGGGTAGTAGGTCTTCGTCAGAGTATTCCATCTGTAATCCGAAGTCCTCAACCATACCAAAGTCTTCCGCTTCTACTTCTTCGTGGAAGTGGTCCTTTTCTTGGTTGAATGATGGGGGTGCTTCTGCTGGTGGCAGAAAGTCAAACTCGTTGCTCATTTATTATCCTTGTGTTATTACGGCATTATATAGTCAGATGGGTAGCCGTGAGTTTCAAGTCCTCTTTTGTAAGAATCAATGGCGTCCATACAATTCATATAATTCTTGTATTTAGTTATCCCAGAATCGTTCAGTCTTTTACAGGCGGCCATGTATTTCTTAAGTTCTATGCCGCGTATTTCTTCACCATTAGCGCCGCGCCTAATTAACTCTCTGTCGCCTGCTAAACTGGCTTTTAGTTCTCTGCGTCTTTCCTGTTCAGAACTCGATAGTTGTTTTTCTAATACGTTCTCAAGTTCTTCTTTTATAATCTGTTTTAGTTTGTCTTTTGTGATTTTCATTATCGACTCCTCAGATCTTCACTAGCTTTTTCGAGTAAGCGAAGGACAACTTCTTGCATTTGTTCGCCGGACATAAAAAAGTTGTTTTTCATTACCCATGCGTGCATTGCACGTTCAAGCTCTTCTTCGCCACTTGTTATGTCACCTGAGAGATAGGCTTCTTCGATGCGGCGGACCTCTTCTTTGATCATTTGTTTTAGTCTAGTCTTTGTGATTTTCATTATTGATTTACCTTTGCAAAACCTGCTTCTTTTTCAATCACAATCTGCATGTCTACGCAATCCTTGAGAGAATCAAGGTGAGAAATCAGCAAGACGTTCTTGAAATATACCTTAATTAGTTCCAAGATCCGAATAAATCCAGCCATATTCTCTTCGTCCAAAGCAGTGCCGGGCTCGTCAAGCACAAACACGTCACCCTTGGGTAGAGAAGACACGGAGAGCAGAGCAAGACGAATAGCCATAGCAGCCATAGACTTCTCTGCACCGGACGCCATCTCAATAGGGCGAGCATCGTGCTTGGGGTGCTTGATAAAAATGTCAAACTTGTTGCCAGATGTCTCAAAGAAAATCTCAAAGTCTACGACGTTTGATAGAATCTTTGCAATCTCTTCGTTGATTACTGGTAGCTTCTGCTTGATGATGTCGTAAGCAATCCCGTTCGGATGCATACAGCGCAGGAATAGGTCATACGCTGCATACTCCGATTGGATTGTCTCGAACTCTAGTCGTCCTTCTCGGAGGTTTTCGAGTCGTTGCTCTTCTGAGCCAAGTGATTTGTAAAGATCAATCTTCTTCTGGTTATTCGATTTATCTTTTGTCTCAAGTGATTTGATTTCTTTGGCATAAACTTCTTTCTCCTTTAATAATTTTTCTAAGTTCTCAATTGCTTCTTTGTTTTCGTTATACTTGAGTTGCTTTGCATTAAGTTCGAGCATCTTGTTATTAAGTCGCTCAATTGCACTTTTGTTTCTCTCTACCGAAAGCTCAAGATCTTTTACAAGACCCTGAGTTTTTACTCGCTTTGTTTCAAGCTTGCCATACTTGTCTAGATGATCTCTAACAATTTCTGGATTGAAACCATCTAGTAGGTCTTTAAGTTCGTCCACTTTGGATTCCACTTCTGGAATTGTTGCCGAAGCAACATGAGCATCGCGGATAAACTTACAAGCAGGGTAGGAGGAGCCACACGGTATGTCTTCAAGTAATTTCTTCTTCTCTGTCGCAATCTCCAAACTATTTGTAAAGCCTGCCAGCTTTTGTTCTGATTCTTCAATGGTTGTGAGAGAGTTGCAAAGACCGCTATAATCTAACTGATCCATCAGATCAGCTATCTTTACAATACGCTCTCGTTCCCTAAGTAGTGCCTCGCTGTCTTCAATGACAGTATCAGACAAGGAGATGATCTGATTTTTTGTTTTTTTGATCTCAGACTGAACAGACAAGATGTCAATAGCGTCTGTTGGAATGTCTGTAATCTTGCGTGAAACTTCTAGCAGAAGAGCCTGCTGAGTTGCCAGCTTTGTTTCTAGCAGTTTTTCGTCTGCCTCTGCCACAGAAATGGCAGTTTTAAAGCCCTCAAAGGCTTCCTGCGCTTCAGAAATTTCTTTTTCATAGTCTCGCCCTTGTAACTTTTTTACGAGTGCCTTGGACGAAATAGAGTCCTCTTTTGCAAACTTGAACTTCTTGTCAAAGAACTGAAGGTCCAAGAACTTGGCAATGATTTCCTTGCGCTTGGTTGAGCCCTCGTTAATAAAGTCAAGAGCGCCGTGCTGTGAGGACATGGACGAGATAAGAAAATCATCGATAGTGCCAAACTGACGACGAATGTTTGCATCGGTCTGGTTACGAGTAGTGCCATTAAGTGACGTGGTTTCATCAAGCACGGCATCATAGACCGAGAAGTCAAGGTCAGTCTTTGCCTCGATACTATCGCCTTCCTTGCCTTTCTTCACATACTTTGTAACCTTGCGGTGGATTGTGTAGGTCTTGTCGTCAATGGCAATTGTTAGCTTGCCTTCGCCCCAGTCACGATTCTGGTTTACGACGTTGACATTCTTGCGTTCGTTCTTTGATGTTGTGTTAAACATCGTGAATAGAATGGCATCGATGACAGAAGACTTGCCTGAGAAGTTTTTGCCAAAGATACCAGTGATACCGTTGATGTTATTAAAGTCAACGGAGTTGTTCTCTCCATAATTGAATAGATTAGACCACTCAAACTTACAAAGAGCCCAGTTGATGTTTCGTGAAATGTCTTCTTTTGCCTCGACCTTTACATTGTACTTTGCGTTTAGTTCGTAGATCTTGGCTAGAGTATCTGGCTTTACCTGATAGTCTCTTAGGTATTCTGACATCAATTCCTGCTGGACCTCTGGGTCTCGGAGGTTCTGCATACCAAGACCGTCAGCCAACTCTTCTACATCACCTCGCTTACCTGCTGCGCGGTTAAGAAATGAGATAGACTCTGGACCAAACTTGTGCTTTGCAACATCTACTGCTTTGCGCATTACATCAAGGGGCAGGTTGTTGTCGCTTACAAGTCGTAGACGTGCATTTGTAGGTACAGATGCCTTGCGAGGAATCTTGCCTGTGCGCGTCAATTCAACTGTAATAAAAGGTCGGGGATTCTGCAGTGTAAAGTGTTCGATGTTCCAATCGTTCTTGGAGTTGATTGTCCAGACAGAGAATCCCTTGTTGTCTTCCTCACCATGGTTCTGCTGAATTGTGGAACCTGCGTAGTAGACACGACGCTCCTTGTCCAAGAACTGACGCTTATGGATGTCGCCAAGCATAGCAAAATCAAACTCCTCAAAGATTGAGAGGTTATCTTCGCCGTGCTCCATAGTCCAGCCTGCGTCTGTCTGGCAGTTAGAGATAGCACCATGGTAAAGGGCGATATTGATCTTGTCTGGGTCTGACGGATCAACCCAATTATCCCGGTCGAAGACAGATAGGACATTGAGTGTTAGATTGTCATCCACAACAATCTCACCTGCGTTCTTCAACAGGTGAATTTGTGAATTGTTAAGAGCCTGTATAATAGGTGTGATAGCGTCCTGTCGGCTACTGTTCTTCAAGTTGCCGTCATGGTTGCCAAGAATGATGTATGTTGGTGCGATGCTGGCAAGACTACTGAAAAAGTCAGACGCCATTTCCACAAACTCTGGGGAAATCTGGGTCTTTGTGTGTGCGATGTCGCCGCAGTGAACAATGTAATCTACGTCCTGCTGGCGAAGGATTTCGTACATCTGCCCAAAGCAGTTGCGATAGTCTTCGTGATACTTCAGGTTCTTAATGTGAGTATCAGCAATGTGTGCGATTTTCAAGGTGCCTCCTGTTCGCAAGTCTCCCAAGGCGTGGCGCTTTCATGCTGCTGTTCAAATGCAGAAGCCAACTCTTCAATACTCAAAGTTTGCTCTGGCATATCTGCCGCTGCAAAGTGTGAGTGGATTGTGGCAGTTGCTGTCCAGCCGAAAAAATAAAACACCACGAACGTAGCCAGTCCAAAGCAAACCTTGAATACCTTGCTCATCATTACCTCCATCATTAATATAACACATTGGGGGTATTTGTCAAGGGCTTTCTGCGTCTCCACGGCGGGGTAAGCCGGGGTTGGGCTCGCCTTTGATGCCAGCATTATAGCCACGCTGAACAAGTGATTGTGCAAATTTATAAGCTGATTTTGATTTATCAATCTGTTTGCCAGCTTTCCCAGTCTCGTGTCCATAATCAACAGCAGCTTGTTGACCACGATGGGTTAGGAAATATCTTCTTTCTTCTGAAGATACAACAAGGTTTTCAAATTTTTCTCTGTCTTTCTCATCTAGAGATGCCATTGCTGTAGTGATAAAGGTAAATAGAATTGTCCATTCTGGAGGCTGAACCACTAACGGCTGACGATCTACTTGCACTTCAATGGCGGCTTGTTCGGGATTAAATCCTACTTGTCCAATTTTAGTGTAATCGTTGTAAATGTTGTATAGCATTTCAGGCTTATTTGGAGTTTCATCAAAAAACTGCGCCAATCGTCTTAAATAATTGCCACCACTATTGGTTTTAAGTTTTGGAATAGGCTTATCTGCTAGAGCCTCATAAGAAATAAAATACTTTGTAGGAATAGTTCTGAAAGAAGCTATAATAGCTTCATCCGATTCTTTTGAAAAATTATCAATAGATTCAATATCGCTTATTTGAAAGTTGTAGTTTTCTTTATAATATTGCTCTTGACTCGCGAAACTTGGTCCTTCGTATCCTTCATCGGATTGAAACTTTTCTGCGGCTGCTCTGTGTTTTCTTTTGTCAGCAAAAGCCAAATCTTCAAGATGCTTCATGTAACTACCCGCACCGACGGCGGCACCAAGGGCAGCTACACTAATACCTATCTTTTTCAAAGCATCTCTTCTTGACTGAACTCTCATCAAAGCAATTTCAGCCATTTCTTCTTGCTTTTCTTCTGGCTGCCCTTTGATCATGTCTAAGAGATCGGTAAAGAAGCCGCCTTTCTTTTGTTCAGAGAGAGAAAGATAAGAGTCGATAAGATCATCAACTTCTTCTTCTACTTCTGCTTTCTCACTTCTTTCTAGTTCTTCAATAATTATTTTTTTTATTTGTTCTCTAGTAAAAGTGTGTTTCATGTTTATACCGCCGATAGCAAATCTAGCAATAAGTAGTTATCTCTGTCGATAAATGTAGCTTTTGCTTTTCGTTCTTGAAAGATCTCTCGTGGCATGGCGCCGATGTCTTCATACCCGGTTACATCGATTTTATAGAGTTCCACATCGTAGCGCAGTAGCGTTTGAATGATACGGCGCTCTTTATCAGCCGCGTCAGGATCGAGGGCGATGTAGCAGGGGGTGTCATTTCGTACAATCTTTCGTAGTAGGTCGGAGTCGGTGCGTAGTGTAGACCCCAAGATAGGCACAGCGTTTCCTGCGTTAATTGCATCAAATACTCCTTCGACGATCACAAGGTCGTCATTCCAGTTTGTAAATAGATCATTGAACACCACATTCTTTGATGAACGTGGATTCTTGTATTTCATGTTGTGCCCAACATAAGAACGGGCAATAAAGTAGTTGGGATAACAGCTAGTTCCAAAAGACAGTACAATGATTCTGCCGCCATACACGCCATCATAACAGAAGCCCATCTTCTAACGAACGATCTGCTCTTGT